ATCCTATTGTTACAGATATAGTGCAATATGATCTTCCTTATTTAAAACAAGAATCTATTAGCCTTATACATTGGCTAGAAGATAATAGACATAAACTAAAACCACATAGTTAATGAATATCTTTAAAAAGTTCTTAGCTAAAAAAGAAGAGAAAGAAGACCTTGAAAAGTTTCTATGTACTCTTACAGATCCTAAGCCTTGTAAAAGAATACCATGGCTGGGGTTTTTAAAATCATTTAGAAAAGATATTAAAGAACGTAGGATATTACAGATAAATGAAGAGTATTCCTGGAAAGATTGGATAGAAGACCAAGAAAATGTAGAAACATATCAAGTTAAAATTAAAAACTTAAAAGATGGAGAAACAGAAAAAGGTTCTTAAGAATGAGATTAAGTATAAGGTGTCTCTTAATGATGAGCAGAAGGAAGCTAAAAGACTTATAAGAGAAAACCAAATAGTAATTATAACAGGTAGAGCAGGGTGTGGTAAGAGCTTAGTGTCAGCAATTACAGCTTTAGACTTTCTGTTTAAAAAAGAGTGTGACCAAATCTTAGTTACTAGAGCTGCTGTAGAAGTGGGACATTCATTAGGGTTTCTACCAGGATCTTTAGATGAGAAGTTTAATCCCTATCTTGAGGCATTTCAGGAGAACCTAATTAAATGCTATGACAAAGTTAAAGTGGCAGAGATCATATCTTCTAAAAAAATTAATGCCCTACCTGTTCAGTTCATTAGGGGGAAAACTATTGACGATGTTCTTGTGGTGGAGGAAGCCCAGAATCTTACAAAAGCTGAGATGCTGGCTATTTGCACCAGACTTGGGAAGTCAGGAAGAATAATTATTAATGGAGATAATGAACAGAAAGATATCAAAGATGGATATAATGGCTTATCTTATATTATAGAGCTCTCTAAAAAGATACCAGAAATTAAATGGATAAAACTTAAACACAACCACCGTTCAGACCTGGTGGGTAAAATCTTAGAAAGTGAATACGGAAAATAATATACCAACATTAGATGATCTTCTTACTGACTATGAAGAAGGTAAGTTAGAAGTGGGAGGTTCTGCACGCAAGTGTTATATGACAGAACTTCATAAGCATAGAAACCAAGTGACGTGGATACATGATCATGAACTTAGAGGACATCTACTCCTTAGAAGTATGGGAAAAAGATCAAGTAGAGATTTGTTACGCAACAGTAAATAAAAATATGGTAAGATTATTTGATATAGCAGGGGGTAAAGTGATAGCATCAGAACATTGTTATACACTAAAGTTTCTTAAAGATATAATGGATGCTCATCCTGATGACTATCTTAAAATATATACATATTTGTTTTACATGACTTGTCCTAATCCAGACATGAACCCTTTCTTTGATATACCTGAAACAGATAAAGAACACATCATACTTAAAGAGATAGATGCTGACTTTAGCCTGGATGATGATTTAATAAGTAATGGCTTAAAGCTTTGTGAGAAGATGTACCAAACGCCTACTTATAGAGCATACCAAGGAATAAAAATATTCTTAGACAATATGGCTAAGAGTATGGCCACAGAAGAACTTACGTTTGGTAGAGATGGATCATCTGCTGCTCTTCTTAGAATGGCTGAGAAGTATGATGGTGTACGTCAGTCTTTTAAAGGAGTGTACAGAGACCTTATGGAAGAACAACAATCCACTGTAAGAGGTGGACAGAATTTAGCTTATGACCAATAACAATTAAACCCCTATAAAAATAATGAAAAAGATTTTATTTATTCTCAAAGAAAGATTTGACTATGCGTCTGATGCTACCACTGGTCAGGTAAATTTTGCAACAGGACTATTGAACTCTACACAGTATGTAGTTGATATGCTAAATAAAAATGGTATAGAAGCTAAGCTAGTTTTAATTAAGGATAACAATGGTATAGACAAAGAAGTGACTGACTACAAACCAACCGATGTTATTATAGAAGCATTGTGGGTGGTGCCTGTTAAGTTTAAACAACTATCTACGTTACATCCTAACGTTAAATGGTATGTACACTTACATAGTGATCTACCTTTCTTAGCTAATGAAGGTGTGGCTATGGAGTGGATAGCTGCTTATATAGACAACCCTAGTGTAATGATTATAGTAAACTCTAAGAGACTCTTTAGAGAACTTAGATTTGTATTAAGACATAAGCAAGATGTTGAGGACGATGTGGTGGATGAGAACATTATATATCTTCCTAATTTCTATCCTGCATCAACAGTTCCTAAAAAAGATTATAACTTTTCTGGAGAAGAATTAAACGTAGCTTGTTTTGGAGCTATACGTCCTATGAAAAATCAGCTTACGCAAGCTATTGCTGCTGTAATGTTTGGTGAAAAAACAAGAAAGAAAATAGTATTTCATATTAACTCATCTAGAGTGGAACAAAAAGGTGAGGCTGTTTTAAAGAACATACAAAACTTTTTTGACTCAGTTAAAGATAAAGGACATAGACTAGTGGAACATAGTTGGTATACAAGAGATGAATTTGTTGCACTATGTGGTACAATGGATCTTGGTATGCAATGTTCATTCTCTGAAACATTTAATATAGTGTGTGCAGATCTAGTAAGTCAAGGTGTTCCAACTGTAGGTACTTCAGAAATACAATGGCTTAGCCCTGTATATTATGCTGATGCAAATGATACACAAGATATAATGGATATGCTTGTAAAAACATATAAGACTGCTAAAAGAAATGTGGAGGCTAACTATAAAGGATTAGTTAAACATTCTGATAAAGCTGAAAACATTTGGGTGGAATATTTTAAAAAATAAAAAATCAACATTATGGAATTTATGCACAACTATGTTTTTCATTTAAACCCGTATACTAAAAAATGGGCAGCAGTACCACGGGAATTATATAATGAGTATTGGAATGACTATAATACAAAAGGTATAATAAAAAGTAGTTCTATTAGTACGCTATTAGAAATACTTTATAAAACTCATGGAACAGACATAGAAAATAAATTACATATTGAATCAGAATAATTTTATAGAAGTTTCTACATATGAAAATGGTCTCTGGACTATCACCGAGTTTTCTACTCGTGAGGAGTTCAGGGACTTTTTATTATCTATATTCAAAGAACCAGGGTTATATGACTTTGATGAAAGTAGTCTTATATTTAATATTGAAGGACGTAAGTTTCAGAAACAAAAATATTATTGTGATGCTCCTGTTAAAACAAAAGACTTTATACACTACTGGGATGATCAGAAACAAAAATGTAGAAATGGTATAATTGTAAAGAACAATGGTAAAACTTGGTTCTTGTCAAGAGACTATTATATGTGGTTGAACTTTCTTCCTATTTATGATAAAGAAGAGAAACGTTTTGACTTTGCTAAGGTACGTGACGCACAATATCATATGGCTCTATATGAACATTTAGCAGAACTAAACTGGAAGCACGCAGTTATTTTAAAGAAACGTCAGATAGCTTCTTCTTATTTTCATATGGCTAAGTTTATTAACCAATGGTATTTTGAAGAAGGAGCCGTGTTAAAAATAGGAGCTAGTCTTAAAGATTATATTAATGAGAAAGGATCATGGAAGTTTCTTAATGAATATAAGAACTTCTTGAATGAACACACTGCTTGGTATAGACCAGCTGAACCAGATAAGGTGGGAGCTTGGCAACAGCAGATTAAAGTGAGGATTAATAATCGTGATACTTATAGAGGACTAAAGGGCACTATAAACTCCTACTCTTTTGAGAAAGATCCTACCAATGGTGTGGGTGGTCCCGTAACATACTTCTTTCATGAGGAGGCAGGTATCGCTCCTAAGATGAATGACACTTATGGGTTCATGAAACCAGCCCTTAAATCAGGTCATATTATCACTGGTCAGTTTATAGCTGCAGGATCTGTGGGTGATCTTGATCAGTGTGAACCTCTTAAAGAATATATACTTCAACCAGAAGAAAATGGCTTCTATGGTGTGCCTTCTACTCTTATAGACAAAGATGGCACTGTAGGTATAACAGGATTGTTTATTCCAGAGCAGTGGTCTATGCCTCCTTATATAGATGGGTATGGTAACTCTAAAGTGGAAGAAGCATTAGCTGCTCTTGATATAGAGTTTGAGAAAGCTAAAAAGAATATGGATCCAGCTGCCTATCAGCTCACTATATCTCAGCATCCTCGTACAATAGAAGAAGCATTTGCCACTAGAAAGATATCAGTATTTCCTAGTCATTTGGTTTCCAAGCAGATGCAAAGAATAGCTGAAAAAGAATATCCAGTAGAATATCTAGAACTTACTAGAAATGCTGAGGGTAAGATAGTAGACAAACCTTCTAGAAAGATTCCTATAATGGAATTTCCAGTATCTAAGAAGACAGAAGATAAAGAAGGAGTGATATGTGTATATGAACGTCCTCATAAAGATCCTACATTTGGTATGTACTATGCTTCTGTGGATCCTGTATCTGAAGGTAAAACCACTACATCAGATTCATTGTGTTCTATATACATATATAAAAATCCTGTAGAGATTATACAAGATGATGGAAACGGTCAAGTAAAGAATACTATAGAACGTGACGCTATTGTAGCTAGCTGGTGTGGGAGGTTTGATGACATTAATAAAACTCATGAACGCCTTGAACTTCTTATAGAATGGTATAATGCTTGGACTATTGTAGAAAATAACGTAGCTTTATTTATACAATACATGATATCTAGAAAAAGACAACGCTACTTAGTTCCTAAAGATATGATCCTTTTTTTAAAGGATATTGGTGCAAACAGAAATGTATTCCAACAATATGGCTGGAAGAATGTGGGCACTATATTTAAAGGAACTATTCTATCCTATGGTATTGAGTTTCTTAAAGAAGAGCTTGATCATGAGACACTTCCTGACGGAACTATTGTTAAAACCGTTTATGGGGTACAACGTATTCCAGATCCTATGCTTTTAAAAGAGATGCAAGCTTACAGGGATGGACTAAACGTGGATAGACTAGTGGCTTTTTGTTCCCTAATAGCGTTTGCTAAAGTGCAACAATCTAATAGGGGATTGGCTAAACGTGTAGAAGTTACAAATAAAAACTTGGATAACTCACAAAAATTTAGTAAATTAAATTATAGTCCTTTTAGACATATTGGTAGTTCTGCTAAAAGTAATGGTCTAATGAGACCTTCTCGTAA